GGTCGTGCACTCATGAGGACCCGTCGTACCGCCTTGACACGGCGGGGGTTAGCGAGAGCGACGTCCCAAGCAGCTGGGCCTAAAACGGCCCAATCTGGAAGACGAGAACAATTCCCACTAGACACAGGTGGTGCCTCAGGCCGAACAGCCCAGCGCAATGGAATGCACTGGGCCCAACTGCCAAACACCACAGAGGTCCGAACTCTCCGGTCTTCAATCCGGGTAGAGTTCCAGACAAGACGGATCTCGTCTGCAGGGAATTCTCTCTCGGGAGCCCACCTTCCTGACTTCATGCGCAAAAACCGCGCATAGCGTAAACCTGCACGAATCCTCACCAAACCTGGAATAAGTTTGATGAGTGCAGGAGGCAAGGTGGAGAAGGGACCGATCCCTTCTAATCGCTCTGGAGCTGCAACCTGTCCGACCTCCACGATGGGCTTCACTTGGAAGATGTCTTCTGTGAATATCCCCCATCGCTTCGAGACAAGGTGTTTCCCAGGAGAAAACCTAGCACCGCAAGAACGGGCTACATTCTCATACAAGGGTATCACCTTATCACGAAGAGCCGCTATGAGGTCATCACCACAAATGGCGTACCCTTCACGACGGCTGCGAGATATCGGAGCAGGAGGCTCCGCGTGCGCCACGTCAGCGCAAAATCCGCTATAGGTTCGAGCATCAGGACGTTTCTTGAGATCGACTGGACCCGCCATGTACTGGGCATAATCAACCCAGAACAAGTTCGCCAGGCATAACAGTGGCCACGTGGTTGGTAGCCCCATAAGGGCACCACGTGACGTAACTGCCACCCGGAAAAACTCGTTTCCGATGTCTGGATACTCCAACTCACATGGTCCAACAGCGAGTCGAAGCAGAGCCTCACGGTCGACATCGGAGGCGGCCACCGCATCGCACATCCCTTCAACCATCGCGACCAAGAAGTCACGATGAAGGGTGTCCGTCGCGGCGGTCAAATCAGCCGAAAGAATCCGGCTATGGGCAAACACACCGCCCGGCTGGAACATCTGCTCGACAGCTTTACGGTGGTCCCCACCAAGAACGTCCCGGATCGCCGGGTCTTTTGCCAACATCTGCCGCATAGCCGATCCCCAATAATGGAGATACGACACCACGGTAGATGAGTGGCAAGAGACAACCCGCGCCTTCCAACCTCGCTCAGCTAGTCCGATCACGCGGCCCTTTAAACAGGGCAACGGCTTTCCTTCGAACTGGTTATCAGCCAGAACCGAAGAAATCGCCGCGCGAATCTTCCCAGACGGACGAGAGCTCCGAGAACCCTCCGACATAACATGACGGAGAGCGGACGGGGGCAAACCCAAAGTACCCTTCAGCAACTCGCACACAGCTCGGGTGGATCCACCCTGCTTGATACTGTATTCCAAGCAGGAGGAGGATTGGACGGGAACCGACCGGTCAAAGTCCACATGCAGCTTATTCAGCCTGCAATAATCGCGGACGAACGACCTCGCTGCCACCAAAACGTCAGACGGAGTCTGACCATGAGAACACAGTGTTCTCTGGTGCTCTTGCA